GTGTGTAACCTAACATCTTAGCTAATGAAACAATATTTTTTCTTATATCTGCACTATCTAAGTACATTTCATTAGCCAACATATTGGCATTAAATCCTAGGTAGTGGGTGTTATAGGCAAGAATATCTAAAAGAACGGCAAAACCAGAACCTTCAAAATCATAGTCCTGAAATTCTGATTGACCTTGTAAAAAAGTTTTTAAATTTGCTTTGACATTATCAAAGTCGAATTCTGATACTGTAAGTTTGTTTGACGCCATTTATTTACCTAATTCTTTGTAATGTAGTTGTGACAGAAACGGGATTTGGTAGATTTAAAACATAAAAATTAACTTGAACATCAATTGCGTTTCTATCAGGTTGTTCGTTAACTGCGATACCAGAAACTCTTGCTCTTGGTTCGTAGTTGTCTAAAACTTCTTGTACTTTTCTTCTAATAAAAATGCCTGTCAAAGGAGTATAGTTTTCAAATAATAATTCTCTAACACCACAACCTAATTCTGGATGAAAAGGCCTTTCATAGAAGTTTGTATTGATTAAGTTTCTAACACTTCTTTTAACTGCGTCAACATCTTCAATCTTAACTACATCATTAGTAACCGGATGTCGAGTGAAATCTAAGTCTAAGTCTTTATAAGTCCTTACACTCTTTTTACTTTTATTTGTGCTTGAAGCGTCATAACTTGCCATATCGGTAATATTTATACACCTTTTAGAAATTAACCTGCAAAAACATTGCCTGAACCACTTGTCATGGCTCCGGCATCTGCACTATCACCTATTCGACCTACTGGAATACTGTTTACTCTAACTGTAGAAGAACCTACATTTAAAAAACGAACATGAGGTGGACAAGGTGGAACTGGTGGCGCTGGATGAGATACTGTAGGTGCGCCGACCACAATAAGGTTGATACCGTTTACTTTAACAGTACCATCTGTATTAGATGAAGCTATCGTAGTCGTGCCTACACAAGCATGACCTGTTGATAGTGAATCTCCTACTCTACAAACTGCTGGCATTTAAGCCCTCGCTGCTTCTAATTTTGCTTTTTTAGCCAATCTTCTGTTTTCTGTTATAATTGCTTGTCTGATTTTTCTACCCATAGGTATTAATACATAGTGGCACATCTCTTGTCCCTTTTTACTAATATATTGAACTGCAATCTGAGTATCTTTGTATTCTGATTGAACTGACCTAACAGCCTTCTTTAAACTAATTGCTTCTCTTTCGTTTTCTACACCTTCATCATTCCAAAATAGGAACTTTCTCATTTTAGCCATAAACCCTTTCTATGCGCCGTTAAAGCCGGCTTCTTGTTCTGATTTTCTTACTTTTTCACATCTACAATTTTTGCAACATTCAATTTCGTATTTTTCATTAAACTCATTAACAACTTCCATTTTACATACTGTACCACAATGACAATTATGACCGCAATTTTGACAACTTGACATGAAAACTCCTTTTTTTACTATTTATCTAGTATTCACAGCGTGCTGTTGCACTTCTCAGCTCAGTTTCAGTTAAATTATCTAAATTTTCTTTAGCTGATTCGCTGATTCGCTCTAAATCTGGCGAAATTTTGCAATTTTTCACTATTCCAGAGCATCCGGCAGTAAAAAAGAACAAAAGTAGAACAAATATCTTCATTTTTCTTAATTTTTTTCGATTTTTTTTGCTTTTTTTGTAAAAAAACGCTTGACAACACTTATTTATTCATATAGGATAGATGTATAAGTTAAAAAAATGAAAGGAAACACTATGAAAACACTAATTTCTGTAATTTTAATCTTTACAGGTATCGTAATGATGGCCGGTTCTGCTGGTGATTGTGACGGAAAATGTATGGAATATGCAAATTCTCTAGGAGAGATGTTAATGTACGCTTCTATTGGTCTAGCTATGATGGCCTTAGGTGTTGCAATTGCAATTTCTGAAAAAAATTCATAAAAAAATGAAAAAAGCTGTTGCCAAACAGGAAAAACTATGGTACAATATACACATACACTAAAGAAAGGACTTAAATTATGACTATTCTCGTTGAAAAATCTGCAAAGACACTTGATGAAGGTGTACAGAACTTGATTGAAGGTTCAAAACTTGACTATGCAAAGTGGACTGAAAAAAGCCGTGCTGAAGGTTCAAGTTATTTTGATGAAACTCTTGCTGAGTTTGAAAACAAATGTTCAGTAAAACCTGGACAAAACTATATTAAAGTTATCCGTGAAAATTCTGTTCACGCTTTTGTTATCAAAAAACTTACTGACAAAACTAAAGCAATGGGTTTTAAAGTTGGTGACATTTTGAAACCTGCTGGATGGAGAGCGCCTGCTTTAAACAAAGCACGAGGCAATGTACTTGAAGGCAATTTTTATATTAACTGGACAGGTCCTTTGTACCTGTCTTAATTGAGAAAGGACTATATTATGAAATATGAAGTTTATCACAATGCGTTTGGCGACAAAGACATTCATGTCGCCAATGTAAATATCGCTGATGATGTTCCTGTTATGGAAGCACTTGAAGTTGTTTTCCGTAAGACTAACAACATTGAAGGCTCTTGGTCAAAAGGTCCTACTTTTGAAGTTAAAGGTGAAACTTTTGACAATGCTGATTATTCTGAAAATGTTGAAGTTGTAAAACCTCTTCTTGTTAAAGATGGCATTGAATGGGGACACCGTTCAACATCTGTTGGTGATTATGTCATTGTTAACGGTGCAAAATATAATTGTGCCATGGTCGGTTGGGAGAAAGCCGCTTGAGTATAAAACAAGATGCTTGGGGAATTTATCGTTGGTTCTAAATAGGACTTGACAAACACATAAAGTTTATCGTATAATACAAGAACAGTACGGAGATTGGCGCAGCCTGGTAGCGCATCTGGTTTGGGACCAGAGGGTCGTTGGTTCGAATCCAACATCTCCGACCATTAGCCATTTTTAGAGGAGAAAGTTTAAGTGGCCTATGTTAATCGCACCAAACGGTTTAAGAACCGTGAACTTCAATACAATACATCAAAAGAGAATCAACTGCGTCTAGTAGGTGATTATATCCTTCACACATATAGTTTTAAAAATATACCGTACCAGTATTTTGAAACACTAAAAGAGTATTCACAAAAGGTACGCAAAATCAAATTAAAAGTTAAAACCGAGAAAGATGAAAAAGGCAAAGTCTGGCCTGTGTCTTTCAATGTTTATAAAGTATCTGCCGTTAGCTCAGCTGGATAGAGCAACAGCCTTCTAAGCTGTGGGTCGCAGGTTCGAATCCTGCACGGCAGGCCAATTTTCACTTCATAAGGAACTGTATGAAAAGTAAAAAGGCAACAATCAAAAAAATGATTAAGTCTGAGTGTCAATCTACATTTAATAGGAGGTATAAAACAACTTATAAAGACATTAAGAAATACTTTCATTTAATCAATGATAGTATGTTCTATGGCCAATTATCGCCTTTTAATGATGTACAAATAAAAGACTTGACGAATGACAATGTTTATGGTCAAGTTTGGATACATGATAACAAACAAAAAGGTACAAGATGGTTTGTATTAGAAATGTCTGACTACTATACAAATAAGGAGGAATTCCTTAATACACTAGGCCACGAAATGATACACTTGTGGCAAATGCAAAATTGTGGAGATACAGGCAATCACAATGCCTTGTTCTTCTATCACAAAAAACAATTGAAACAAATTGGTTTGGGTAACATTTGAATTAGGAGAAAAAAATGGCCGAATTATTTGAAAAAACACGCTTTGATGTAGAACAAGAAATTATGGAACTTCATAGTTTTGCATCTATCATTCAGAACTATGCTGATATGTTATATGATGGCGAATGGAAACAAACGGAAGATGATGTACATACCACACTTTCTGGTTTTGCAAATCTTTTAATTTCTCATTCTGAAAAAATGATGGTCACTCATTGTAAGCATTATGGACTAAATCAATATGCAACACCTGAACAAAAGGCAATGCACAAAGAAATGAGTATTGATGAGTTTTACCACGAAATTGAAAAGGAACGAGGTAATGTCAAAGACGACTTCGAATAAAGTTTATACTTGTGATGTCATTGATGATGAAAAAACAGGTGACTTACTTCTACAAATTCCAGATGAAATGATGGATGAGTTAGAATGGCAAATAGGTGATGAATTGAAATTTGATATGAAGAAAAAGTACATATCAATTATCAATCTAACTTTAAAGAAAAGACAAAAACAACCAGCACTATTAAAAGGAAAGTAACATGGCTGAAACTAAAAAAGGTAGTACCTTTATTAAACACTATTATTCTCATACATTTGAGGACTGCCCACATTATACGGCAGAAATCACCGTAGATGAAGACGCAACAATTTCGGAAATGTGCCACGCATTTGAATTGTTTTTAAAGGTGTCTGGTTATTCATTTGATGGTTATGTTGACATTGTAAAAGATGAAGATGAACCTGTAACATATCCACCTAGGTGGGCATCTGAAAATGCTGCTAAAGCTGTACATGATGAAGTGCCTACAGGTTATGTACCAAAAAGTGACCGTAATTCTGTATTTGATGAAAAGATGTAGTTAATGCCTCCGTGGTGGAATTGGTAGACACAAGGGACTTAAAATCCCTCGGATTATTCCGTGCCGGTTCGAGTCCGGCCGGAGGCACCAACTATTATATTACCAGTTGTTTGTGGATTTGACCGGTCTATGTGATAACACTT